TGGACCCTCAAACGCTGCATTATGGACTCACCATACCTCCTCGTCTCCGCCTTGACGGCGTCGAAATAGGGAGCGATCTCGATGTGCTTCTGTGTGTAGATGGGCACAGATCCGTGGTGCTGCTCGTTGCTCACACCACTTCCTGGGTTGAACCACATGTCGTGGTTGGGGTTGTCCCTCCTCATTCCTTCCCACGAGAGCCACTTCTTCTTCTCGGGCTTGTATGCCCTCAAGATGCCCTTCACGGTCGTGTTTGTGCAGTTGCAGATCATGGAAGTGACTACAGAGGAGTTCTCCTTCTGCACGATCAGGAGCCTCAGTATGGCAGAGCCGAGCACGAGAGTTATCCTCCCCTCGCTGCCCTCCGAGATCACAACGATCTGCTTTGCGCTTGCCCTCGCCAGGAGAGTGTGGTTTGCTGTCCTCCTCGCGACCAGAGACCTTGCCCACTCCAGGAGCCTCATGTCTCTCGAACCTGCCTCGAGGTTCGTGCTCGGGAACTTTATCTTCAAGAAGTAGTTCACGATGGAGGTGTCGTCTGTGAAGAGGGTTCTCATGTTCGCCTCATACCTGAAGTTGGAGAGCCCCTCTTCCCTCGTAGAGAGCCCCCTGAGCACTGACACGCTGCTCGGCACGCCGTGGTAGCTCTGCATCTCCAGCACCTTGATCATGGCGTCCAATCCTGAACCAGAGAGGCTTGTTCCGCTTCTTGACCTGATGTTGTGCACCAGGTTTGTGTCCTTCATGAAATGCAGCACGAGGTCCATCTTGGATGTTGCGTACCCGGATGTCTCTCTGAGTGTCTCCTCCATTGTCTCCCTCAGGTCCGGGAACATGCCCTTGAGGACTGCAAACTGGCTCATCGTCTGAGGGTCGAGCGTCGAGCCGCTCCAGACTCTGAAGAGGACGAGCCTGAGGTCAATCTCAGAGGGCACTCCCGAGAGGGTCTGCTTTGTGCTGCTGACTGCTCTATTCGCCATGCTTTGTGACTTTCCTTGTGACCTAGTCACTCTGAGCGACATCAGCTGTTCTGAGTATTGTCTGGACTCCTCCAGTGCCTCAACGAGCCTCACTGGCCTCTGATCATCCTCGTCTTTCTTCGCCTCCTCTCTCTTAGATGCAGCCACGAGTTTGTGGAGGGAAGGCAGGCTCATCCTGAAGGTTGTCGTCTGTCCTTTCGTGCTCTCGGCATTTGGGATGGTCACAGAGAGGCAGGGTGACGTTATGAGGAGGGTAGAGAGCTTATAGACACTTGTCGCACTCACATCCGTCTCGATCGGCCTCTTCGTGTCCCTGATCAGCTCCAGCAGCAGCCTTGCTGTAGGTGAAGCACTGTTCGTGAGGAACGTCATCACGTGCTCCTCCAGTGCCTCCCTCGGGTCGTCGCCCCCGAGCACCCCCTTTTGGAACTTGTCGAGCAGTTTCTTGCTCTTCAGCATGGATTCTTTGCTCCTGAGGCCGTTGCCCACTTCCACCCTGATCCCGAGAGCCATCACCCCTGAGGGGTCCATCTCGTGTTGTATGCTTATCGAGAGGGCCTGCTCAGTCTTCTTCGTTTTAGGGTCAGAAAGCCACTGGTAGTGTATGAGGAAGCTTGGCAGCAATCCACAGAGTGTGTTGTTCTTCTCGTACTCGAACTTCCCAAGGAGCACATGGGGGTTTGCCTTGATGTCTGCCTCTAGGAACTCGAACATGTCGCTCATGTCGCAGCCCAGGATCTTCTGGTGTCCGACCGCTTGTGCGATCCTGATCTGCTTTGCGAGCTCAACTGAACTTCCAGCAGCAATCACAGCAGACCTTCCGTTCACGTAGTGGTTTTGCATCTCAGAGAATCCCGTAGGGGGTGGGGCCATCATGGCAGACATGACAGCCTTGAGCCACACATCCAC